CTTGCAACCTAAAGAAAAGTTTCTTGCACCCTGACGTATTTGCCCAAAAAATGGGGATCGCCGTTTGAAAAATAAATTCACATCCAACCAACGACAGACCCGCGCGGCCTTTGTCCCCCAAACAGTGGACGAGACGCAGCGGACCGTTGACCTGGTATGGACCACCGGCGCAGAAGGCGAGCGGTGCGAGTGGGACGGCGAAGTTTACCTCGAGTCGCTGAGAGTCGATGACGCCAGTGTCCGCATGGGTCGCTTAAACAACGGCGCACCCTTCCTGAATTCGCATCAAAGTTACGAGCTCGCCAACCAAATTGGGGTGGTAGAGCGGGCTTGGATCGAAAATGGGGTCGGCCACGCGACCGTGCGGTTCAGTTCCCGCCCCGACGTTGACCCATTCTTCAATGACATTAAATCCGGTATCATCCGGAACATATCCGTTGGCTATATCGTTTATAAGTATGAGCGAATAGCCGGCCAAGATGGTGCACCGGATCGAATGATCGCGGTTGACTGGGAGCCGATGGAGATTTCCGCCGTCTGTACCCCATTTGACGCCGGTGCACAAGTCCGCGGCGGCGCGTCGCCCCGCACGTTCACCGCAGAAGTTATTAACCGTTCAAAGGGGTTAACCAAAATGAAACGTAAGCTCTCTGTCATCCGGGCGGCCCTTACCGCAGCCCGTGCCGCTGTCGCGCAAGCTCGCGAAGTTGCGGATGAGGCCAAGATCGAAGAGGCGCAAACCACCCTCGAAACGATCGAAGCCGAACTGGAAGACGCTCTGGATTCGCTGGATGAAGGCCTGGGCGGTGGCGACATGACCCCGCCACCGTCTGACGCCCCACCAACCCCAGCTACTGCAGCCGCAGAAGACGAAGCGGCAATGGAGCGCGGTCGTGTTGCCGAGCGTACCCGCCAAGCCGGCATCAAGGCGCTGGCCACTCGCTTCAAAGCAGTGACTCCAGCAGACGTGGATGCGCTGATTCAGCGCGGTGTCACTGTTGAACAGGCGTCGATTTCGATCCTGACCACCCTGGCCGAGCGTCAAACTACCATCAACCCACACGGGGGCGCTGATCCAGTGGACCACACCAAGACTCGTTCGGCTATGGAGCTGGCGATTCTCAATCGCGCCGCCCCGAGCAAACACAAACAGACCGATGACATTCGCCAGTTCCGTGGCTTCACCCTGTTTGATATGGCGCGTCGCTGCATCGAAATGGCCGGCGGGCGTACCGAAGGCTTGAGCCGTCGTGAAATCGCCATGATTTCCCTGAACATCGGCGACACCCGCGTACAACGTGCGGCCGGCATGCACAGCACCAGCGATTTCCCGCTGATCCTGGGCAACACCATCGACCGCGCGCTGCGTTCCTCGTACGACGAAGCCGTTCAAACCTGGCAGCCACTCGGCCAGCAACGTAACGTGAACGACTTCCGCACCCGCACCACTGTGGCACTGGGCGACGCAGCAGCGTTCGAGAAAGTACTGGAGGGTGGCGAGTACAAATACGGTTCCCTGCCTGAAGAGGGCAGCACCCTGCAAGTTGCCAAGTACGGCAAGATTATCGCCTTCACGTGGGAAGCGCTGATCAACGACGACCTGGGCGCCTTCGACCGCGTGCCGGCTGCGTTGGCCCAGGCCGCTCGCCAAACCGAATCGAACATCGTGTGGGGCCTGATCCTGGGCAACCCGCTGTGGATCGACGGCTTTGCGATCTACTCCACCCAACACGGCAACATCGCCGCGTCTGGCGGTGCGATCAACATCACCACCCTGGCCGCCGCCCGCGCCGCGATGCGCAAACAAAAAGGCATCAACGGCACCAACTACATCAACATCACCCCGAAATATTTGGTGGTGGGTCCGGACAAAGAACTCGAGGCGTACCAGTACACCAGCGCGAACTACGTGCCGGTCTCTAACGGTACAATCAACCCGGTGCAGAACACCACGCTGCAGGTAATTGTCGAACCGCGTATCGTCGGCAACGAGTGGTATCTGGTCGGCGACGGGGCGGACACTTTCGAGTACGCGTACCTGGAAGGCGAAAACGGCATGTTCACCGAAACCCGCGAAGGCTTCGAAGTGGACGGCCTGGAAGTTAAAGCGCGACTGGTATTCGGCGCGGCATTCGTCGACTACCGCTCGATGTACAAAAACCCGGGCGCATAAGCCAGTTCGAACCGCCGCAAGGACGCGGCCCTTTTCTTTCGTGGAGATTCCAACATGCGTGTATATATCCAACCGGGCAGCATCATCGACCTTACCGCGCCAGCGGCCGGGTTCGTATCGGGCACGCCCGTCCGTATTGGTTCCTTCTACGGCGTGCCACAGTGCACCGTCGCAGTGGGCATCAAAGGTGCCGTGAAGCTGGACGGCGTATTTGAACTGCCAAAGGTCAGCGCCCAAGCGTGGACCGAAGGCCAAATCATTTACTCCCCAGCCGCCGGCGGCCTGTTGACCAACGTGAGTGCGTCGGGCCTTTACGCAGTAGGCGTTGCCACCGAAGCGGCGGCCAACCCATCCGCGGTCGGTCGCGTTCGCCTGAACGGCGTCGCTGTCGTAGCGGTGCCGTAATGGGCTGGAACGCACTGGCGCAGATGGTGCACCGAGCCTCTGTCCGTACGTTCCGCCAAGACCTCGGCGCACTCTATGTGCGCCAGGGTTACCCCGACACGCCTATCACGGACGTGGTTTTTGACGACACCTATTTTGCCGTCAACCTCGATACGGGCGTGGAGCAGTCCAGCAAGAGGCCGATCATGGGCGTCAACACGGCAGACCTGCCGACCCCGCGTGACGCGCAGAAAGACCGGATCATTTTGAACGGCATTACCTTTTCTATTACGGATGTCCAGCCGGACGGCGAAGCGGGCACTACGTTGTTCCTGAGTCAGTCAATCAACAGGACGCCGTAACATGCACCCTCGCATTTTTATTCGAAACAAATTCGTCGAGCTTCTGCTTAACAACACCGACTGCGTAGACAAG